AAATTTGCCGCGGCAGGGATTGCTGCCCGGGCCACTTGGTAGGCGCCATAAACCGCGCCGATTGTCAGAGGATCTTCATTTAAAATTTCACCGTCTGCTTCGCTTTGTTCCGACAAGGAGCGTGCGATATCGACGAGTGCCTTGGCTTCGCGTGTACTAAAAAAGTCTCCAAGACCGGCGACTTGAGCTAAAGCTTCTGCGCCTAATCCAGCTTTAGCTTTTGCAAATAAACTTAATAATGATTTAAGCTGACCATATGTAATAGGATCTGAGCCTGATAATTCTTCTAACTTTTGTTCTTCAACATAACCTCGCCAAGATTCTAGTATAAGCTTCATATCGCTCATGATTGTGCCTTTGTGATTTTTTGTAATTCATCTTGTACCAAGCCCAATCTTCTACGTAAAATCTCTACATTTAAGTTGTTTTCTTTGGCTGCAGCTATTAACCCTAAAGCAAACTCTACAATATCCATTTCGTTTTGCATTATACCGGCCAGTTTTTTTGATGTGTCCATGATATCTCTTCGAAGCTCTTGAGTTGGGACAATTTTTTTTCTTTGACCAGCTTTATCTATATCCCCACCGGCTGATTGGGCAAAGGCTTGATCAAAAGCTTTTTCGCCTTCTTCTTGTTCATTCATTTGTTCTATTATTAACTTTTTAAGGTATTCTTTTGTAACTTTCATTCGCAATTCCTTATAAAATATTCAAAGGTTTCATTTGGGCCCAATTTTTACCACCTTCATAGTTTAGTTTAAACTTGCCGAACCTTGTATTACTAAATAGTCTAGATATTTTGTTTATGTCATGTTGATCTTCTTCTGATAAATCAATAACTAAACTATCATGATTACAAAATTTAACAAAAGATTTTTTACCTTTTAAAAACTCCCACACTTTATACATTTGTTCAAATACTAAATCAGCTGCCGTAGACTGAACGATATAATTTACAGCATGATCTTCATCTGCATCAATCTCTCTGCCAAACTGTGTGTAAACTTTACCTAAACCTTTATCAAAATACATATCTTTTAGTATTTTACGGTCATAAATCTTATC